ACGAAGACTGTTGATCGTAAAGATACTTGAAGTGTCCAAATCAACATAAGAATCATTGCCAAGGTAAGTAGAACCGGGTTGAGCAGAAAGAGTTGTGCTAGCTGAGGTATTACCAGCAAAACCGCCTACACCACTAAAATTTTCAGCATAACGGTTAAACGTAATAGATGAATCGCCTGCTGTAATTCTATGACCGCCTGAAGAAGAGGCATCACCGCCATAAGCAGAAACAGCGGCGAGCTGTATACGGTTACTATGGAGAAGATAACCATCATCGGGCGAAGGATCGACTATAGAAGCAGTGCCAGCAAGTCCTATAGATACGCCAGGACCCTTTTGAGTCCAGGGAAGAGCTGAAGTAAAATAGTCATGGCGCTTACCACGAGGAGGACAGGCAAGACCTGGCACTATATCAGTACCAGAAGAAAATACCCAAGAAGGCTGTTCGGAAGAACGGGAAGAGTCCAAAACCTCATTGACATCACCTTTTTGAATTTTTACAGATTTTTGAAGGTTCTCATCTCTAAACCATTCATCCCAGATGAGATAAACAGCGCGGAAAGGAAGAGCGTTAATGTCAGAGATGTTATTAGAAGTGTTAATAGGTAAACCGAAATAATCCCAAAGAGAACCAATATAAGCATTATCAGAGTTACCAGTAGCGGTAACAGTAGGAATGACATAATCAGTTTTATCGTCAGGATCTTCTTGTTCAAAGCAGAAATTCTGCCAATGGTCCCAAACAAGACGATTAGGAACAAAGAAGAAGAACCAATCCAGATAAATATTATCCATGATAGGCTTAATAGGAGTAGCCAGACGAGCAAAATAATTAACAGACATCCTAGTAGTATCGCCAGGCAAAACCTCATCAACAAATACAGGAATAAGCTTACCTGCATCAAAAGTTGTTTTATAGACATGCGAGCGGTCAAATTTTGTCCTTCGCATATACATTGCAGGAGCATCGCTAAAGCGATGTCCTCGAACTCTAATTTTACGAGCCAAATTTTCACCTTCTTTGAAGTGTAAACCTAAGAAATATCCTAAAGCAAATCATTCTTAGGTTCTAGTTTATTTTTGCGTCACCTACGCCAGTTACATCAAGTAAGTAACTGGCTTCGGTGACGCCTATTTTTGTGTTTCTTCATTATTTTGTTCTAAAATGTTATTTTTTTCTTGTGTTTGTTCACTACCTACATACTGTTGTTGTTTGTTGGGAGATGAATAGCTACCATACAAACCTTCTCGTTGGAGATATTCGAGTGTTTCAGGATTATTCAACTGGCTAATGAAATTCATAGGATCGTGGCCAAATTTTGCTCGAACTTTTGCGGGTAAAGTGTAGAATTCTTCACGAACTCCAGACACAAGCTCTAACGCTGTGCTGTAATCACCAGGAAGCGTTGCATCTCCGAACTGAAGATATGCGTATTGCGAACTGTCGCCAAGATCTAAAGTAAATACGCCTTTCTGGCCGTCTGCGTATTTATTAACGATATAGTTAATATCAGATTCTTCTTTTTCATCTTGAACAGTAAGAGACGGCATAGTAAATTCAATGCCGCAATGATCATGTTCATCTAAAGGACCGTAAGCTGTCTTAAACCTCATAGTTTCACCTCCTTTCGTACGCGCCTAGACGCGGCGGGCGTGGCGTACAAAAAAAGGACGATCTCAACGAGATCGTCCCTTTTCTGATACGCTCTTTATTAGATTATCATTTAGTAGAACCATTGTCAACATCAGCGACATAATCTATGGCTTTACCAATAAGTACAGGTATGCGGGATTCGTCACAATACTCAAGGTAATAACGACCGTCAGAGTCGCCAAGATTACCAACATAATGAAGGCTAAAATCTTCAGGATATTTTTTAATAAGCATTTTATCATCGTTGACTATCCCTTCAAAAGCACGCAAGGCAAGCATGTCATTGTGGTAAACTTGTGGGGGGCTAAATTGTTCAGCTTTAGAATCATAAATTGAATAAAGTCTCAGTTTCAACATCTCCTTTTCTGTAATGAATCAAAAAACGACGAATCATAAGATGTGTAGTATTAGGCAAGACAAAGTACTCATTATCAAGACGAATAACGTTGCAATTATCTGGCTTAATACGATAAGCGGCGTATTTAGAGCCTCTAAACAAAAAGTTAAAAGGAATATTTTTACGCTTGCAAAAAAGAGAAACAGCAGCAAATTCACTAGGGAAACGTTCTATAAATATCAACTCCTTTCTGATTAGATAGTAACACAGTCACAATACCTTGTCAAGCTTTCTGCCAAGAAAATGTTTATATTTACCTTCCTGCACTCGACAGCGATCAACAAGACGCTCAAAGGTATTATTTTCTAAATGATACATCATCTTTTCAATGCGATTATTACGAATATACTCCATCCAATGAGGATGCGTTTCATCGAATTTTTTATCGTAATAACGAGGCGGACGCATCTTTTTACCATTGATAACAACATAATCGTTAGAATAACATTCTTCACCATGCTCTGTAAGCCATTTTCCACCAATACCAGGACGATTAGATGCAATCATAAACTCAGGGATGCGACCCTTATAATGAGATTCAGCATTTTTACCAGTCTGCTTTTTGACTATATAACGAGCGACATAGGCAGCAGCATCAAAACTAAACTCACCAATAAGATGCATGCCGTATTTCCAAACCTTGGCAAAACGAGCAGAAGTATAAGTGTTATAACCGTCTGCGCGGAACCGAAAAATTTTGTCATCAAAATCAATATTAAACAAGATGTAATGATAATGGGGACGACCATGAAGTTCACCATATTCACCACAACCAAGGAAGCGAATACCACTACCATACTCACGACGAAGATTTTTCATAAACGTTTGATGAAATTTCTTACTTAAACTTTTATCAAGAGGTAAATGATAGTCGTCAAAAGTGCAAGTAACAAAGAAAGCAAAAGAAGAACACCTAGCTTCGTGAACAGCGCGGACAGCCCACTGTCGTGAATTCTCCAAGCGACAGCCGATGCATTGCTTGCAAGAACAGCGAATGAAACGAGTATCGTGAGCAAGTTCAGGATGAGAGCTAAGACTTCCGTAAAAGGAATAGTGTTGCTTTCCATTTTTAGTAAACGCTCCTTCGACTGGGTACATAAGAATAGGATTATAACAAACCATATTAATCACCTGTACCGATTGTATCAGGATTAAGTCAGAATGTCAAATCCTAAATCCGCCACGTCCTACTCTTTTAAAATTTCTACGGCGAGATCTGGAGGTACGCTTAAAAAGACGACGAGAACCTCGTTTAGATAAACGGCGCCTTTTCATTTAGCATCCCTCCAAGAACCGAAAAAACGGCTAGTCTTTTTAGAATCACCTTTATTAACAACTGGCTCAACAAGTTTGTCAACGTCGTGCGAAAAATCGGATGCAACTTTACTGACAAGCTGAGTAGATACAGTAGAACGACCTTTTAAAGCTTCAATAAGGTCAACAACCTCTTGAATAAAAGGAACGACAACAGAAACAATAAAAGTAAGAATCATAGTAGTTTTGTTAGACATATTAACACTCCTTTATTTAAACAAATAGCCAAGAACACGAAGAACATGACCAAGGCCTGAATTACTAAGGCCTAAATAGTCATAGTAATCAGCTTCCTGCTTTGAGAGACGAGTATTTTGAGCAGAAAAAGCAGCGGCAGAATTAGCCTGATTAGCAGAAGCAATGTTATTCAAAACACCAGAGCTAAGGTAAGAACCCTGAAGACGAAGGTTTTCAAGCTCCAAATTCATCTTTTCAAGCTCATAACCAAGACGTTTTTCATAAGTCTGCTCACGAAGATTCAAATCATTTGCAAGAATACCATTCTGAAGAACTGTACCATGGGTACTCTGACGCACAGAATCGGCTTCTGCGACGTTTTTATCAATTTGAGATATTGCAAGATGCTCGGCATTCTTAGCCTGCCTTTCAGCGGCACTAGCGGCTCTGGCAGAGTTCATGGTAGAACCTATATCACTCATACCTACAGAAGCAGCTGAAGCTCCAGATATAGAACCGCCTATACCATTAGTTGCGGCAAGAATAGGATTAAGACCAGCGTTGCGCATATCTTCTACAGCCCATTGATAACGATGTTTATAGTTTTCAACGTTCCACTCGTTAGCCTGTGCGGCATTAGCAGAATTGTAATGATTCTGAACTGTAGATCCTAAAACAGAACCAGCAATACTGCCTAAAGTATTAGAAAGCCATGACATAAAACCAACTCCTTCTAGAAGTGATCAACAAGACCGGGCGTACCAAACATAGGCATCGGGCGTATAGTTGTATAGCGGAATCCTATATCAAGTAAAAATTGAGGTTCACTAGTGACAGCTACAATGCGATCAATAGGCGGTTTTTCAGTAATAAACTCATCATTGAGGGTTGGGGCATTATTAAAAAACTGGGACAAATGCCACTTATCCAAAGAACCATTAACTACAGAGCTACGAAACTTGCCTGTAATCTGAGAAGGTTTATAGCGATACTCGGCATATCTTTCTTGATAACCAAAAACACTTTTATCATCAGCGGTACCTTGAGCATAGAGCTCACGAAGTTCAATGGCCTGCTCGCCAAGATGTGCAAATGTAGGCCAATAGAAATCGTAAACAGTAGAACGAAGCCACATTTTGTTAATACCTTGCTGATAGGTTAAATCAGCACGAGCGCAAACAAAGCCTATAATATAGCCATGCTCAACGAAAGATTTTGTAAAACCATGGAATTTAGATGCAGTAACGCCATAAGCAGAAAGATTACCTTGCGGAGAGGTATCATCGGTTGCAGAAGTCTGAGCTATTGGATTAACATTTACCATTTTTGTGAACGAGCCTAAAAATTCAGGACGCTGAAGACGGGCATCAGGAGAAACTACGCCAAAGAAAGAGCGAAGCACTTCTGTATAACGACTACCACCACGAGCAAGACGTTCGTAAAACTTCTGCATTTGGAAAGCAGTACGAAGACTGTTGATCGTAAAGATACTTGAAGTGTCCAAATCAACATAAGAATCATTGCCAAGGTAAGTAGAACCGGGTTGAGCAGAAAGAGTTGTGTTATCTGAGGTATTACCAGCAAAACCGCCTACACCACTAAAATTTTCAGAATAACGGTTAAACGTAATAGATGAATCGCCTGCTGTAATTCTA